GGAATTAATATGAGCAATATAGAAGTAATTAGAGGTGATGATATAACAATTAATGCAACTTTCAAAGACGAAAATGGCACAGCTATTAACATTACAGGTTATACAGTCTTCTTTACAGTTAAAGATAATTACACATCTACAACAGATACAGACGCCCTAATATCAAAGACAGTTACAAGTCATACAAATCCAACACAAGGAATCACACAAATCACAATTTCTGACACAGAAAATAACTTAGATGAAGGTGAATACTATTACGATTTTCAATTAAAAGATACATCAGATAAAATATCGAGCACAACAAGAGGAGCATTTATCGTCACTTTTGATATTACTAGAAGGATAAGCTAATGTCTGATATAGACGTAACAATATCTCAACAAATTGTCAATGTTGATATAACAGTACCAAATAATACTGTAGATATTACTATTAGTGGTGTAAAAGGTGATACTGGAGCTACTGGGGCTACAGGAGCTGCAGGCTCTGACGCTACTATAGGAACACAAAGATATTACACTATAGATTATGAAGGTGGTGCTGCTGCTACTTCTACAACCTCAGTAAGTGGTAGAGTTTATTTACAACAAATAAGTATTCCAAAAGCAATTAAAGTAGATGCAATTGTAGTAAGCAATTTTGGTTCTTTAAGTGGGGAAATAAGAGTTGGTATATATGGTCCTGTAGATTTAACTACAGATACTCCAGAAAATGCTCCTCTGGTTGTAGAAAGTAATAGTGTTACTCATGCAGGTAGTAACCAAATAGTTACATTTAATGAAACTACAATACAGGCAGGCAAGTATTATTTAGCATTACAATCACAAAATGCTACAGGCTTTTTAAGAAAATCATCTGCAGGTAGTCCTATAAATCTAGTAGGTTACTATGATAGGTCTGGTGGCTATGGAGCTTTTACTGACCCAGTACCTAGTTTTACTAATAGTACTAACCCTACGATTGGTATAACTTTACGCTGCTCAGGAACTCCTTAAACTATCAATATTATATAATATAAATAGAGAAGCCATACGAGTTCATATAAGAACCATACGAGCATCCGGTCATTAACAAAAAGAGGTTTGCATGAAAAAACACAATATAGGATTGCAAATTGAAGAAAATGCGTATCAAGATAGTGGAAATGGAGTTATATCATTTCCTAGTGGTCTTACTATAACAGATGATTCAGTACAACGTAATGGTACCCGTTATGATATTGAAACACTCGACGTAGAAGAATATAAAGGAACTTTAACTGCTGACCATAATGACACGCTTAATTCAGTTATTGGCAAAGTAGAAGGTTTGAAAAAACAAGGAAATAAAGTAACTGTTGATTCAATCAAATTCGCTGTCAAAGAAAATGCTCTTGCAAAACTTGCTTATGACTTGTTCAAAGGTGGCTACTTAACAGATTTCTCAACTGAGACATATGGCCCACAGCCAGATGATAATGGAATTTATTTCAATTCTAGGTTGATAGGGTTAAGTGCCGTTGTGACAGGTAATAATAAGAATGCAAAAGTAACTGAATTAGTTACAAATTCTTTGAAACAATCATATAAACAAGGTTTGGATATTTCTTATCTTGAAAACGAATTTCATGAAGAAATCTCACAAATCGAAACAATTAACAAAAAGGAAGAGGTGAAAATGGACTACGTAACTGTAGAAAATACTCGCGACTTCGACGTCACCGTTACTTATACTAACGCTGCTGGCAAAGAAGTTACATCTGTTCTTAATGCTGCTAGCTCACTTGATGTTGCTGCAGAGCAAAAAGAACTAGTTGAAAACCAAATCGAGAAAGCTGTTGCTCCTAAAGCTCCTGTTGCTGAAGTTGTTGAAGAAAAACAAGAAAACGACTTTGCTGCTGCTCTAGAAGCTGCACTTGCTCCAATGAAAGAAAAATTAGAAAAAATGGAACAAAATGCTTTTGATATTAAAGCTGAAGAACCAAAATTTGAAAAGGAAGAAAAAACTATGAACTCTGCTGTTCAGTCTCTAGATTGGAAAGACAGACATGCCAAACAGATTAATGCTGCTTGGGAATGGAAAAAGAATGGACGAGCTGAAGCTGCTAACATTCTTAATGAAATAAACGAAATTAACCTAAGCGAATTGAAAAAAGATGGTATTGTATCAAACAGCATGACTATTGCTGATTTTGGTAACTTTGTTATCAGTCGTGAACTATTGACCCAAATTGAAGGTTGTAGAAACGATTATACTGCTCTTATTAGTGCAGTTGAATTCAAAGAAACTCTATCAACTCAATTTGCATGGTTGAAACGTTCTGGCGACATCAACATGACTTCTGTTGAATTCTGTGATGATGATGCTAACGGAAACCTAAAACCAATTAGTGAATATTCTGCTACTATCGAAACTAGCGACCTAGAAGAACTAGCTGCTGTTACTCCAGTATGTAACGCTGCAACTAGATTCCTAGCTGCTGATTTACTAGCAGACGTTGCTCAAGGTTATCGAAATGACTACGACCGCAAACGCGCTCAGTTAGTTGTTGCTCGACTTGAACAAGCTGTAGAAGCTAATGGAAACTCAGTAATATATGATGTTAACCCTGCAATCGGTGGATTGACTGCTTGGGTAGATACTTGGGCTCAAATTGCTACTTGTACTCCAAACGGAACTTACGTCTTCAATACCAGCACATATGCTGAAATTATGAAGCAAGCTGTAACTAACGGTGTAAGTGGTCCTCTAGGAAGCATCTTTATCACTGGTGATGTACCAACAATCTTTGGACGACCATTCATTGTTGTACCAGATGACCTAATGCCAACATTGAATACTGCTCAGACTAAGAGCTTTGCAGTTGATGGTGGTACTGTAACTGTTAACCACGCCGTATTTTACGCTAACCTAGCTAACTTTACTGGACGCACAAGTGGTGGTCTAATGTATGACCTATCTACTGAAGCTGCCTATGAAGATGGTGGTACTGTAAAATCTGCTTACCAAAGAAACGAACTCGTTCTACGTGGTTCATTCTTCCGTGGTGGTGCTATTAAAGATGAAGACCAGGTAGCTGGCCTCCTTAGCCCAGGCGTAAGCTAAAAATAAAAATAATTTAATCTTTACTTAGAAAGGAACCAGTAGTGAACCTAGCAACATATAAAACCTTAAGTGGATTGAATGTATCTACAAGTGATACAGCACTAGTTACGGCTCAGATATTAAGAACTAAGTCTATGCTAGAAACTTTGCTAGGATTTACTCTGGGGCCTTCTAGTAAGGTTAATGAGAACATTTACAATGAACTTGGTAAAAGCAATGCAGAATGCTTTTGTCCAAGTGTCAATACCGAAGATTTATTACCTCCTGACGCGGTAGTTAATGCATATCGATTATTTCGTTATGATGAACGTGATAAGTTTTTCCATATAGACCCTGCAAGCACAATACATGCAATTAAACTTGTATATATAAAACCAGGGACTGGAAATAATGGAATTACTATGAAGACTTTTGAAAATGATGAAATTCGAATGCAATATAACAATATGGATTGGGTAAAATATCTAGAGCATTGCAATGACTGTCTATGTACATGCGAATGTAATGAGTGTGTACAATTAGCAGTTGATGCAGATTGGTTATGGGAAAATAGTACAGATATCCCAGATGAATTGCTATATATATGGGTAGACTTAATAACTTATTACTCAGACCTAAAAAGAGACATAAAGAGTGAAAGTATAGATACTCATTCATATAGTAGAGATGCATTGACAAATCCTATGGATGAAAAATATGTAATATCAGTATTAAAGAAATATGCAGGCCCATATGGTTCTGCAGTTCAGATGCCAGTATGAGCATTGGATTAACATATAAAGATACTGTCACGATTATAAAACCAGTTATAGATGAGTATGGTACAGAACAAATTGAAGAAACTCACACAGTAAATGGATTATTTATATCAAGAAATTCATATAGTCATGCATCAAATCAAGACAATTTAGATAGTGATGCAGAATTCTACATAGATATTAACAATGATTTTGTTATAGAAAATTACTATAGACTAGAGGAAATGCTAATCATAGCAAATAGATTTGGAACACCAAATGGTGACGCATGGTACAAAGTAGTTAGTGTTACTGTAGGTGAAGATAAACTATTAAATAATAAGATAGATAATGTCTTATTAAGACTTAAGAAAACTGTAGGAATAAGTTATGTCAGTTAAAGTTGTAGATTTAACACCACAAATTCAAAATCATACTAGAACACAAACTAGTTTAGCATTGAGATTTATGGTTGATGATGTAGATAGAATTGCTAATCCTAAAACTCCAAAAAGATTTGGTAATCTTAGACGAGATATATTCAAACAAGTTATTGGACAAAAAGGATATATACAATGGAGAAAAGAATATGCAATTTATCAAGAAACTAAACAATATCAAAACTACACAACACCAGGAACTGGCCCACATTTCGCAGAAAATGCAGTTAGAAAAGTTGTTGCTAATGCAGGTTCTTATTTTAGAAAGGCAAAACTAATATGAATATAGCAGAAGCATTTGCAGATTATTTAGTAAACTTGGGTAAAGGGACACTTGGACAAAACATCTTTATTGGTCAAGCACCTAGTTCAAATCGGGTATCAGATTCAATTTGGTGGATTGTAGGTAATGGTGGTTCATCATTACAAAAAAATTCTACTGGTGAATCTTTGAAAAATTATCAATTAAGTGTTTATTACAGAAATAGAGACTATAAAACTGTATATGATACATTGTCAGATTTAGAAGAATCTATAAACTGTGATGGTTGCGCCCAATTAGATAGTTTTGATACAATAGATATAGAAGCAAGTACATTCCCAGTCGACAACGATTTAGATAATGAAGATAGGAAGGTCGGACTGCTTCAAGTTAACTTAACAACATATAAGGAGTGTATATAATGGCATTAGTAAGAGGTCCTTTCAATATTACTTGGGGTGGTAACACTCTAACTAATATAGAAGAAATATCTGTAGAATATGAACAGGATTCTGAAGATTATACTACAGTGCAACATCAAACATATCAAGTTGATGGGCCAATTAAAGCTACTGTAACATTGACTCTTTTAGCTTCTGACGTTGCAGCTTTAGCCGCTGTTCTTCCACAATACCATGTTGCCAATGGTGGAATAATGAGCACTGGTGAAACTGTAAATGAAGCAAATGGAGCAATTGATGTAGTTGCTTTAGACTGTGGCGATAATCCAGTTTACAATAACTTGGACGTCATTAGTTGTGCTAACCCAGGACAAGTATTTAGACTTGTGAATGCTAGAACTAAACTTGATTCAATCGAGTTTGATGACAAACTTCGCAAAGTTATGGTACAATTTGTTGGTGAACCAGCGCAGAGTGATGGAAATGTTCAGTTCTTCAAATCAGGAACTATCAACGTAGTAAGTTAAAATAACCTTAAAAAAGTAGGAGATTGCATATGAGCAACTATAATTTGACAGATAATGTAAATGATAGCTTCGAATTCGAAGTTTCAGGATTGAAATACAAAGTACGATATCCTTTAATGGAAGAATTAGAAAATATCCAAGAAATATCTCGTGAAATTGAAAATAAAAAGAAAAATGGTGAAGATACTTCTAAACTAGAAAAGAAAGCTATGGATTGGATGTATTCATTTATATCGCCAATAGCAGACGGTACACCTAATATAGAAGACACATTACAAAAACAAAACTTTAAGGTGATTAAGAACTTTAATACAATGTTGAATACTGAATTCGGGATTGAATAATGGCTGAGATACAAGTACAGCGAGTAGAATCTAGTAAACCAAAACATAACAAAAGAGAGTTATATGCGCAAATTTGTTATCATTATGGATATAAACTAGATTATGTAAGCAAACTGCCTGCTCGCGACTTGTATCTTTTGTCGAAGACTGCAAATAAAATGCAAGCAATGACATATATAAACTTGACAAATATAGCAGCAGCACCACATACAAAGAAAGGTTCTGCTATTAAAAAATTACAAACTAATTATAAGAAAGTATTAGACTCATAAAATGGCATCAATGACTGGTGGACAAGTTACATGGATTTTAGACGCTGATAGTAGTAAACTGACTAGAGGTTTATCTTCAGCAAGAAATGATGTAAAAGATTTCGCTGATGATACTGAAAAACAATCTTCACGAATAAATAAAAGTGTATCTAATTCTGGTTCTCTTATCAGTAAAGCATTTTCTGGCATAGGAAATGTCGCACTAAGTATAGGAAAAGCAGGAATGGCTGCATTAGCTAGTGGTGTAGTTGCAGCAGGTGGTGCAATGGTTGCACTTGGAACAAAAGGATTGACATCTGCAAACCAACTACAATCATTGCAATTATCTATGAATGGTTTAACAAAGAGCATGGAATCTGGTTCTAGAGCTATGGCTTTAGCATACGAATATGCTCAGAGGGCACCATTTCAATTACCTGATGTAGCTGCTACTACTAAAACATTAATTGCATATGGAATGAGCGTAGATGAAGCAGGCAAATCTTTAGAAACACTTGGTAATGTTTCAATTACAACTGGAATTCCTCTACAATCAATTGGAAATATATTTGGTAGAGTTGGAGCACAAGGCAAATTAATGCTTGGTGATATAAGACAATTAACTGAAAATGGAATTGCAATTTTACCTGCTCTACAAAATCAATTTGGTGTAACTGCTGAAGTTGTAGAAGATATGGCAGAAAGAGGTCAAATTAGTTTTGATGAATTTAAACAGGCGATGGGTTCATTAGTAGACCCTTCTATTCTCGACCAAATGCAAAATACTTTACCAAGACAAATCGATAGATTGCAAGGTTCAGTTCGACAATTGTCTAATGCATTTGTAGGTGTAAGTGTTGATGCACAAAAAGGATTTTCTATGGCTGATATTAGTATAGCACGAGCTTCTACTAATTTAGTAAAAAATCTAGCAAATATACTACGCTCTCCAGAAGTTAAAAATGCATTTGCTGACATAGGAACATCTCTTGTACCTACGATAAATAATATTTCTAATATGCTACAACCAGTAATTGCATCATTAATTGGAGTTGCACAACCTATAGCTACAGTATTAAATGGTCTAGCAGGTGGATTAGTCGCACTAATACAAGCAGCATTACCTGGTATTAATGCATTTTTATCAGCTCTAAATGCTGGTTTTCAAACATTAGGTCCAGTTCTTGCTCAGGTTGGTACAATACTAGGTCAAGCAATTGGTGATACATTACGAGCATTAGCTCCAGCAATACAACCAATTATGCAAGCTCTGGCTGTATTGGCTCCAGTAATAGCAGAAATTGCAGGTTTGATTGCTGTTTTTGCTGCTGAATTAATTACAGCATTAGCACCTATATTACCACCTATAGCTGAGGCATTAGTTGCTATAGCAAGACCATTAATTGATGGATTAAAACCATTATTACCACCACTTGTTCAATTGGTAAGTGCTTTAGCAACAGCATTCATTCAAATATTACAAGCATTAATGCCTCTAATTCCACCTTTAATTCAAATTGTAATGATGATTCTACAACAAATATTATTACCACTCATGCCATCAATTATACAACTTATTCAATTGTTTGCTCAAGTAATTGTGATGGTATTAAATGCAATAACTCCATTATTGCCACCAATTATGCAATTAGTACAGACTTTGATGGCAAATCTTGCACCTATATTACCATTAATAGTAGATTTATTCATACAATTAGTAAAAGCATTCTTACCGTTACTGCCACCTTTGCTTCAATTAATTACAATACTTTTACCACCTTTAATCGCTTTTATTACTTTATTGTCTAATGTCTTTAGCATATTAGTTAATATATTAATAACAATAGTAGTTGCAGCAATACAAATAATAATATCGTATTTCCAAAGTATTATTGGATGGATTAGTCAAGTAATAACTTTTGTAGGTAGTTTATATCAAAAATGGTCAGATGCATTTACTAAAATATTAATGATTGTAAATGATAGAATACAATCTATTATAAATTGGTTCAGACAACTACCTGGAAGAGTACAGAGTGCAATATCAGGACTGGGAAGTAGTTTATATAATGCTGGTAGAGATGCTATCCAGGGCTTCCTGAATGGTATAGGAAATATGGCTGGTGCTGTATATAATAAAGTAAAAGAAATTGCAGGTAATGTAATGAAATCAATAAAGGGTGCATTAGGTATAAAATCACCTTCTAAAGTTATGATGGGATTTGGTCAAGATACAGCATTAGGATTTGCAATGGGTATAGATAAAGGATTGTCAAATATTGATATAGCAGCAAATGAAATGGCTATCACAGCAGCAACTCCAACAATTGCAGCATCTCAAATGGTTGGACCTACAACAAATTCAAATGTTACAAATAACTTAAATGGTAATATAATGTTACAAGACCAAACTGCGGTAGACCAATTCTTTAATAGATTAAATAGAAATAATGAACTTGCGCAGAAAGGGATGACAACACTATGACATTTGTATATGATAATAATATAGATTCTATTTCATGTATTTATAATGGATATGAACTAAGTACTTCACCACACAAAATATTAGGAATTGATGCATTTGATACTCCAAAAGTTTTATTAAATAAA